GTGAACATGCTGCCAGGTTGTTATCATGAAGGGTTCACAAGATCTCCTTCAATTGTTCACACTATCCTAACACAATTTATGTGGTATTTGGTACAACGTAGCCCTGACGGATTACGAGCACTAAGTGCATCCGATAACCGTGAACGTTTAGAGTTCATGTTAACACATAGGTACAGAAGGTTTCTACCTAATTGTGACTATGCTATCATGCATTCCTCTAAACTAAATTAAACAAACTGTATTCACCTTATTTAACACAAACCATCATGCAATCACTCAACGTAAAATCTACTGCTGTTAACCAACTAAATGTTGATGAACTCGAAGGAATTGCCCAAGTAGAGTTTAAGAATGGCAGCAAGTATACTTACTTTGATGTAGCTAAGACTGCAATTCGTGAGCTTTTATATGATGCTAAGCCTGATACATCTATCGGCCAATGGGTTAACGAAAACCTATTATCTACTGAGAGATCTTATCAACTTGGTTTCACTGATTAGTCTCACTAATTAACACAAACTGTATGCCTCTTAAATGAGGCTTTTCCTGACAATCTCCGGTGAGTTTATAACAGTTCGACTCTGTTAATTGTCAAACAAACAAACACATTCACAGTGAACAGTTCTTATGAACAATTCCAATGCATTTAATGAGATTGCTAACACCTATGACACAGAAACGATGCAAGAAATTGTTAATCATGGCTGTGTATCTGGTGTGTGCAGCCAACACATATATTATGCTGATACCATCACTTTCTTCGATAAATATGAAGACGAGATACTCTCTGAACTCGAAGATCGTTATGGGACTGATACATTAGTCGAGTTATTTACTAAGGCTGATGCATCATTAGATCATTATAAAAATGATGTTGTTTGGCTCTACATTGAAGACGTAGCTAACATTGTTCTTACTACACTTGAAGAGGAAGAGTTAGCACAAGATCAAATGATTGAGCACTATATGTCATCTTCTACTGAAGAATTACATGGTGCTAGTTATCAAGATCTAGCTGGTTTTAATCCTCCACAAAGTATGACAATGAGTAGATACTTTCAAGTATAGTTTCTCTCTTAAAATCCTTCCACTTCGGTGGATTTTATGAGGGATACTTTATCCCTTATGTTACATTCACAGTCAACACGGTTCTTATTACTATGTCTTTATCATTTGATTCAACTCATGAATACTATATGTTTGATAGTAGTATATACTATTGTGATGCACATGATGCACTAATTATTAGTCAGGATCGTGATTGCACTAATAGAATACTGATCAATGGTATAGATTCTGAGACTATGTTAAAGTTTGCTCGGAAACTTGTTCAAGATGACTTAGACAAAACACTTGCTAAGTGTGAGACTAAGGAAGAATCACCTGAGAAAGTTGATGCCTGAGACTATATACTTTGTCGGGTTAGATGAGGTACAATGGTATATCATTCTTGATTATTTACGTACTAATTCACAACATCCTGACAAAGATGTAGCAATTGTTTACACAAACCTCCTCAAATGTATCGAAGAACAGATATGTTATGATGAGGAGGATGATATACTAGGAGGCAAATAGCCTTCCATCCCTTTCGTTCACCTATTTCACCATTATGTCCACAACGACACAATTAAAGCCTAAGCCTGTAAGAAAGGTAAGGAAGAAGAAAGTGACTGAACAAACTTATTCGGCTAAAAAGGACGTGGCTACTGTCATACTACCTAAACCGAATGATAACATTATTCCATTTGAATCTTATGTACAAGATGCAAAGAACAGATGGAAGATTCATCAGTATGAGATCAAAGAACTGTCTAAGGACTTTCAATGGCTCTATACTAAGATTAAAGAGTTAACTAAACGTTGAAGCTCTCTCTAAGTTTAGCGGCATGATAGGATGATACACGTCTGTAAGTCCGCTTTATTTACTGAGGGACTCACCATCCCTTATTCTTTACTAAAATAGTATGGATCAATTCAAAACTTATCAATTCACTATTAATGTGAAGACTAATCATAACCCAAGAGATACTATCTTTAAGATAGTTGATGCTCTTAAGGGAATGATACCGGTTCTATCCATCGACTATCATTTAGTAGAGGAAAGACCGACTGATGTTGAACATCATGGAGGTGTTATAAGTGATACCTAATTGGCAACATCATTCAAAGAAAGAAGCAAAGCGTACCTTAAAACCTCAAGCTCTACGTTCTGCAAAGAAAAGAACTAAGGTTCTTATTAACAAACTTAATTCACAGTGAACATGCCTAAGTATCACGTCACACTCTCATCTGGAAGAGACTTTGTTATGGAACATAGCGGCGATGTTTATGACCTCGCTTGGCAAGCTTATGAAGAAGCTTGTTTAATGGATGATTACTTAGTAAATGTGGAGGAAGTTGAAGATGAAACAATCAGTAGTCGTTATCGACAACGTTTTATCTGAAATACCATCAATAAAACTTGATAACATATATTGGTATGATCTAAAAGAAGACCACGAACATAAAGATTTCTGTCTATCTATTTTAGATATTACTAGTCAATATGTAGATTTATCAAGTTCTGTGGGTTATGAATTTTGGAGTCATAATGGAACTAAACCATCTGGTTGGCATTATGATAAAGATGATATACTATGTCTAGAGGAAGATGTATATAACTTCCCACTATGTTCAACAGTATATTATTCTGAAGTTTCTAAACTTAGAGGTGGGGAACTTCTACTTGAGAATGACTTAGTAATTATACCAAAACCTAACAGGTTAGTTATATTTGCACCTGGCATATACCATACAGTTAAACCTTATGAAGGTAAACGAGTATCATTACTAATTAATCCTTGGAGTCACCCACTATGTCGTTAGATTATTGGTTTCCTACAGTAGTTTATACTGAAATACTGGAACCACCAGCTAAAAGAGAAAGAATGATGGTTGAATATGTTGATAATTTTCACAGTGAACATCGTGATCAGTATACTCTTACTGGAGATGTTGAGAATGATTATCAATTAGCACATAAACCGGAATTCGCTTGGTTAAATCATGAGGTTAATAAACACTGTCGTATGTACTTGGAGGCATATGGACTTAATACTAATAACTTAGTTATATTCGCTTCTAAAACATGGCCTGTGGTATGTAACCCTGAGTTTAGGTTATATGATACACAACGTGTAATTCAACCACATACTCACCCAAATGCACATTTAAGTGCTATCTTCTACCTACAGACGGATGTTGATAGTGGCGGTGAACTAACGCTTCACGCTTCTCCTACGCATCCTATACGCCATTTACCGTTAGCACCTTTCCTTGATAGGGTTACACTTGGTAGCTTAGATCAAATGGAATATAAACCAGTACAGAATCAATTGATTATATTTCCTTCTAGTGTAGAGCATGAAGTTGATCTTTACTACGGAGATATTAATAGATACTCAATTACATATGATCTTATAGTTACAGGTAAAGAAGATTTAGAAGGTGATAATGAAATGTGTACTATTAACCCAAACAATTGGATGGAATTATCAACCAATGACTAAAAAGAAAAAACAACCGTACTTCCCTAACAATTGGGAAGCAATAAATGCGGCGCCTGCTGAATACTTTGATTCTTTACCATTCGAACAGTTTATGGATTGGAAGTTAGCTGGATGGGAGATACCGTCTTCAGTATCATGTATAATACGTGAAACTAATGTTAAGACTGGTAAAGTTAAAGAATATGTGTATCAACGTATGAGCGCTGCACAGAATAAAGCTAAACAGATAATGGCTAAAGGGGAGAGTGAATTTCTTGTTTGCACTCCTGATGAAATACACTTTATGCAACCACGTTATACGGAGGATTACGATGACCCGCTCGCTTGATGATATAATATCCTATGAGAAACAGGCACTTGACCTGCTTCCCTTAGACCATCCTCATTACCAGGAGATAAAGGATCTACTAATGGATCAAATTAACGACGAGGTGTATGATTATGCCCACACCGTTTCAGATTGAGGAACAGATACAATTAGAGCGTGATCAAATTGCTCAAGGACTTAAGCGATTAAGATCTAACACACAACAGTTAGAAGAGAAAAGCTATGCGTCAGCCACTGTTTACGGTATTTCTTCTATTGATACTCTACTGCCAATTGTGGTCAGTCGTATTGAGGAGACTACACATGATAGGCTAACACGTGGTACAGGTCACCAATTTCAACTTATTAAGGACTACGTATCACAATTAGAGCCTTTAGCCTCTGCTGCTATATCATGTAAGTTAACGTTTGATAAAGTATTCAGCCATAAAGAAGGTAGTAATCAACTCATTAATGTATGTGATTCTATTGGACATGCTGTTGAAGATGAATGTCAAATGAGATACTATGAAACTTTAGCGCCAGGTTTACTAAATGTACTTAAGAAGAACTATTGGCATAACTCTAAAGGAACTAAACAGAAGCTAGTATCTATACAAACTTTAATGAATAAGTCTGATATAGAAAACTGGGTTGCCTGGGGTAGAGCTAATAGAGTTAAGTTAGGTGCTTGGTTATTAAACTGTATAATGGAGACTAGCGGTTGGTTTTATAAGGATATAAGACAAGAAGGCAGGCGTAAGGTTAATTACATTATGCCTACTGCTGAATTCATTGCAATAAAAGATAAAGTAATGAAGGATAGTGAGCTATTCTCTCCTTTATCTTGGCCGATGTACATAGAGCCAAATGACTGGACTAACGAAAGGGCAGGGGGTTATATACTAAATGAGGTCATGCGTGGTAACCCAATGGTTAGACGTGCACATGACGCATGTATACAGGGAGAAATTCCACTAGCTTTCTTGAATAAAATTCAGAAGGTTGGTTATCGACTCAACTCATTCACAGTGAACGTTGCAAAGACGTTAGAAGAGAAGAGGATTAGTGTTGATAAATTTATCCCTATAGTTGAGATGCCCATACCACCTAAACCTGTTGATATAGCAGACAATAAGGAAGCCCGCAGGGCGTACCGTACAGCTGCTAGGAAGGTGATGGATATCAATGCTAATGCGTTTAGACGGTCATGCCGTACAAGGATGACTCTGGAGGCGGTAGAAAGGTTTAAGGATAAGGTGTTCTATATACCGTGGTCTTTTGATTACCGTGGTAGGGCATACCCTATACCCTCATTCTTAACAGTTCAAGACACTGACTTTGGTAAGTCATTGATAAGATTTGCTAATGAGTCTATTGTTACAACTGAAGCTGAAGAATGGTTGTCTTTCCAATGTGCCACCTGCTATGGGCTGGATAAAGCAACGATGACTGAAAGGCTAGAGTGGACGAATGATAACATTCCGTTGATTACTAGAGTAGCCACTGATCCTGTTGGAAACATTGGTGACTGGGAGGCAGCGGAAGAGCCTTGGCAATTCCTAGCTAGTTGTGAAGAGTATTATGCTTGTGTCATTACACAACGCCGAAAGACAACTGGTTTGCCTGTAGCCACAGACGCTACATGTAGTGGTCTACAGATCCTCGCTGGTTTAGCGATGGATAAAAAGACTGCGACACTCGTCAATGTCGTAGCCTCTGATAGACCACAAGACGCATATAAGGTAGTAGCAGATGTTGCTAGAAAGCATTGCCCTGTACACATACAGAAAGTAATGGACAGGAAGACGGTAAAAAGGGTTGTGATGACTGTTCCGTACAACGCGAAACCTTATTCGAACCGTACCTATATTAGAGATGCACTCTCTGAAATAGGTGTGGAGATTGACAAGGATGATCTAACGGTCACTGTACAAGCAGTCAGGGACGCTATGCACTGCGTAGTACCTGGTCCTATGAAAGTCATGAAATGGATAGAAGATGAAGTGTCTAAGGCTATTAGCCGTGGCCTAACTGAATTAGAATGGGTAACACCATCTGGTTTTGTTGTACATCAGAAGATAATGAAGAAAGAAGTAGAGATACTTAATCTTCAATTGTTAGGAAGATGTTCAATAAGTGTAGCCACTGAAGATGCTAATGTTGTTGATAAGTTAAGGCATAAGGCAGCGACTGCCCCAAACCTTATACACTCATTAGATGCTTCTCTTTTACATCTTAGTGCAACTAGATTTGATAATCCTATAGCTTTGATACATGATAGTGTCTTATGTAGAGCCACTGACATGTCTATACTATCTAGTTTAGTTAGAGAAACCTACATGGAACTCTTTGCTAAACAAGATTACTTAAACGACTTTGCTCGACAGATAGGAGCAGAGACTGACCCACCGATTATTGGAGATCTGGAACCAGAATCCGTAATTGAATCAACTTATTTCTTTTGTTAAATGTATCCATCATTATTTGATAGCTTCTTCGCACCTACTAGGGTGATAGTTGTCTCTGAAGAAAGACTTCAGCAGGCAGAGAGAGAAGCTAGGCAAAGCCAATTAGACGCCTTAGACGTTCGGATTTCTGAACTAACTAAGCATCGTAACTCACTCCATGAGGAGATTAAAAAGTTAGAACCTAAGAAGGTTGGATCTGATTTAGATTCTATGGATGGTAAAGAGCCACAATCTCTAGAGGAGGCACTGACTGGTGGCTAGAACCATTCATAAAACTGAAAAACCTGTAACCCTTGAAGGCTTTCAAGCTATACTTGCACCTAGTAAGTTTGGTTACTCTTTAGCTGCTGTTGTTGGTGACGATGTTATCCAGACACTAGAAGCAGAGAGGCAGGAAGTACTTAAGTGGGCTGAATCAAAATTAAAAAATCCCAAGCGTAGTACCCTCAAACCTGAACCATGGGAAGAGGTTGCGGATGGGAAGTATAAAATTAAATTTTCTTGGAATGCTGAGAATCGTCCACCTGTAGTAGACACGGAGGGCACACCTGTAACTGATGAAAAAACACCTTTGTATGGCGGATCTACTGTTAAACTTGGTTTCTATCAGAAGCCTTACATTCTACGGGATGGGGTTACCTATGGTAGTAGTCTTAAGTTGGTTGGTGTACAAGTTGTCTCAGTAAAAGGACAAGCTGGTGTAGATACTGGAGATTTAGACGCTACGGAAGTAGCTGAACTATTTGGTAACACATCCGGCTTTAAAGCTAGTGATCCTAATGTTATTGCTGACGCTACACCGTGTTCAGTAGATACCACCGATGAAGAAGACTTCTAAAAATGATGCTCTTAAGTGGGCTCAAAAAACCTACGATAAACTAAAGAACAAAAAGGATATTAAATTTAGATCAGGCTTAGAGGAGAAGGTCGCTGATCTTCTCTCTGAGCTGAATGTATCCTATGAATACGAATCGAAAAAGATACCTTATGTTATACAGCACAATTACACACCTGATTTTGTACTCCCTAATAATATTATTTTAGAATGCAAAGGTTATTGGGATTCTGCTGATAGACGTAAGATTAAACAAGTCAAGAAAGATAATCCTGATATAGATTTACGAATGGTATTTCAATCACCTTATAATACTATATCAAGAAGGAGTAAGACTACATATGCACAATGGTGCGAGAAGTTAGATATACCCTGGACCTCTTTTAATAATATCCCACTTGATTGGTTGATTGAGAGATGACCGAAAGTGAGTTCGTGAGGCACATGCCTTGCGACAATTGTGGCTCATCAGATGCTAATTCTTTATATACTGATGGCCACACCTTTTGTTTCGTGTGTCACGCACGAACATCAGGAGATAATGACGTTATTCACAGTGAACAGATGTCACAAAACATCCACCTTACAGG